AAAACACAAAGAGAGTATCACAGAGAATGGTTATTAATGATGTCGCCACAATGTTGAACAATTTCTCAAAATTTACACGCGACGATCTACCTGATATCGACATACCAATGGAGTTTGACGATAATTTAACCATGGATGTCATCAGTCAATTAGACCATAAAACGCTTGTATGGCTAAAACATTTGAGAAGATCAGCAACAAGAGAAGGCATGTATGAATATCACCACTCAGAAGCACTAAGATCAATTGATGCCAAACAAATGTCGAGGGAAGAATACGACAAATTGATCACAGAATCGCGAGATTTCTGGGTGAGCTTCTTCCCAAAGAAACAAGTAAAAGCTAAACTACAGACTAAAGCATACGACTTTAGAAAAGTATCACAAGGTGTCGCCGCATATATGAAAAATATTAACATTTTATACGCTGCTTTCGGTCGATTGGCAGCACAATTAATACCCACAGTTCTAAAAGATAACGTAATAATGGCCGCAAATATGACTGATGCTGAGTTTTCCGCAAGATTGGGTGAAATAAAGAATAAATATCGTGAGAAACACGGGATAAAGAAGTTGGACAAAGCAGCCGGAGACTTTACTGAATTCGATTCCACGCAAGGTGTCATGGCTTACGTACTTACATCCGTTTTATACATCATACTAGGTATGCCACCACAACTCGTAGCCAGACTCAGAGATCATAGTGACACTTGGGTCATGTATACTGACTTCATACGTTTGATCGGTGAATTAAAATTTCACTCCGGTACATTCGAAACCTGGTTTAGAAACACATTTTACAACATGTGCAACATCGCGACCGTATACGAATGGGTATTACTGGTGGTTGCCGTTTTCACTGGCGATGACTCAGCCTTAGAAGGTTTAGATATCAAGTTCAGCAATGAAGAATGGTTGAATAAAAACAAACTACTGCTGAAAGACGAAAAACCGCCTGTTATCGAATTTGCCGGGAAATTTATGTGTGATCATGCTGTCGCACCTGATCCTTTAAGACGTGTAGCCAAATATTTATCGAAAATTTACTCGACGCAAGAACAATATAGTGAAACGATCATATCATTAAGAAACGGATTGGAAATGATACCGGATCAGGAAACACTCGACGAAGCATGTTTTCTAACCAATCAGTACTACAATTACACAAAACTCTTCGACTACGTGCCATCAGCAGATGAAATCAAAATCTTGTATGGTTTCTTGCATAGTGAGGCAAAAGACCCGCGCAGAATGAAAGACATGATATGCAGACGAATGGAAATAATACCCGTCGCGCAAAGAAAATAACCTATTCTTAATACTACAGGAAATCATATATTGTACATTTTGTAAATATAAATATTCACCTATGAATACTAACACAAATACGAATCCACCGCAAAGTAAACCAACGAAAAATAGTTTCGTCATCAACAACAACGGAACCATTCGCCGACGTAGATTTCGTCGTCGATTACCACCAAGACTACGTGCGGCAAAGAGATTAAACAGAATATTGAACAATCCTAACAACGCACCGAAGAACAATCGCAAATCAAAACGAAAGAATAACGTCAGTCGACCAGTCGCATCTAAAGGAGTTATGAACAATCCCTACGCAATGTGTCGATTAATGCCTTTCAAATCACAAGGCAAATCTTTAGGAATACCAGATGGGACAGACCTTAAAAGAATACTTATAGACCATCGAATGCAGAACACGTTCACAATTGGATCATCAGGAGGCGTAAACATAGCCATAACACCAGCTTTACCATCATCCATTTGGTTTCAAACACCCGCTGCAGACACTGAATTCCGATGTAACTCATTGCACTTTCCATATCACACAGGAGATGATAATGTTATGTTCCCAATAATGCAGCCTGAATGGCGACATTTACCCGTAGCCTTGCGTAATATAGCCGGTGTCTTCGACAATGCACCAGCATTATACGGCACGACCAAAAGTCGAATCGTCACAGTCGGATGGTCCATCTTATACACTGGCACTTCTTTGAATAATTCTGGATTAATTAAAGTTAACAGAGCTCAGTTATCTGCTAACACGTTACAACCTAATCCTGAGCAATTTCATGTTTTAAACTCGCAAGCGGGTACAGACAAAACTTGGGAACATGATCAAGTGCTAGTAAGAAAATTAGAAGTTCGACCGGCATTCTATGCTTCAAATACCTTCGACACTAGAACATTTCCATTGCGAACAGGATGTAATGGCGTATTGAAACATTCCGCAGACGAATATGAATGGAACACAGTATCAAGCGATTTAGCGTTCATATCGACACCAGTGTGGGAGAAAAATTCCTTTCTTGCACACAATAATCTATCGTCTGAAGGCACTGCTGAACATTGGCCATCAATCGCATCTTTCGACAACGGCTGGGCATCAACATTAATTACGATCTCCGGTGCAGCACCTGGATCTAGCTTTGTTCTGGACACACTATATTGTGTTGAGTATGCACCTTCCATATCAGCAGATGTGTACGCATTAGCAAAGGCAGGACCTGACAAGAATGAAAACCTAATTAACAAGGTGACCACTATAGCTTCGAAACAACCCATTGCACAATCAGGCGATGCAGACTCATTCAGCGTTGGAGATGTTATCGTGCCAATGCTTAAGACAGGGATGAAAATAGCTGGTTCAATGATCGTCTAAAATAGTATTGGGGTATGACCTATTTCCAATAATAAATCTCAATACTTTTAAAATTGAAAACTTCAAATGCTGCATCAC